GCTAGGGTTATCTTTCGTGTAAAAATTAGACGTGTCGAGTTCTCCGCTAAGAAGAACGCCAGTTCCATTCACGAATGGTCTTTCGCTAAATTTCGCAAGACCACTAACGTCTAAAGCCGAAGTCGGATTTTCGTTATTGATACCGACTCGCCCTTCTTCTATATAGAAAGTTGGCAACTGGTTTCCAATTCCAACCTCAAGCCCGCTTGCCTGCAGTAAATTTTCGAAAATCTTATTGCCGCTTATAGATTGATCACCCGTTGTATAAACCAAGTTTTGGATACTAGTAATATAACCACTTGGATTTGAAGCGGCGTAGAATGCGCCAGTTTGTCCAGCGGTAATGAAACCGCTAGGGTTGCTTCTTGGATATAAACCGGAAAGATCTCCAGAATTGGCATAGCCTGATAACAAATCCCCAATATTTTTATTTCTCCAAATTTCATCACTGCCAAAAAAAAGCAAATCACCACTTATTGGAGAATTTATTGAAACATCATGCAGCCCACTTAAATGTTCTCCAGTATCTACATTTATATAGATAGCGCCATCAATTGAATCTTTTTTAACACAATATCCAATTAGAATAGCGTGATCTGGAGCGGAAGGTTCAACATTTGTCAAATGACCATAATCAGTAGTAGATAAATACAAGCGATCACCGTCTGAAAAATTATTTGTATTTAAACCATCAATTATTCCATGAATAACAATAGTTCCATAAGCTCCATGATATATTGGACCATCTAAAACCACCCCAATTACTTCAGAGTAACGAGTAAAATTAGCAATAGCTCTACCAACAGTTATAAAATCGCTCTGCGTTGATCCAGTAATATATACAGCCTCGCCCTTTTCTATAGTTTCGCCAGAGTCATTATATACTGTTTGTAACAAAAATTCTGTGCTTGTTGCTGGACCAGATGGCTTATCTATCCAAACCGCGTCATAATTATTATTACTTTGTTTTGCTAAAAATTGTCCAGAGGTTCCACCGGCAGGCAAACCATTTGGCGCCGTGCCCCCTCCTACGGCTGTACCACCGTAAGATCCCTCAATTCTAATTATTGAAGATTCGTTAATCATTTTTTTATTTTAATTTTGAGCAGTTAGCGCAGCCCAAAACTTACCATTTCCATTAGCTACAGCTCTGATTTCAACCATTGGGGTTGTTAAATAAACTGGAGTTGCATATCCAGTTGTTAAACCTGTAAAACTATAAAAATTAACCCAATCATTCTCAAAAATTGGACTTCTATATTGCAATTGCACAGATCCAGCCCCGCTGGAATAAACAGTAAATCCGGCATCTCTTGATCTGGCTATATTTACAGATTCACCAGTAAAAGGAGCATTTTGACCACTTAAAAGAATTTTTGTTTGTATAAGATAATGATCCATAATAATTATTTATACACTTTTTATTCTTTAATAACTCCATTTAATTATTTTTTTTTATTTAAGACTTGTCATATTATCAAAGCGGAGCGAGAAAGTATTTCATTACAAAGCAGTCAACGGAGTAGCTTTTGTTACTCCAGCACCAATTGGTCTATTTGATCCAACATTGAAAATGTTTACTGTTGTTGCTCCATCGGTTTGTATAATTGAATTTGTAGAATCAGATGTGTTAATTGTTGTATTGTTGATGGTAGGAGATGTGCCTCCAACTCTAACACGCAATCCTTGAATGACTGAATTTTCACAAGTTGCTCCATTATAAAAATCAATAACTTGTCCATTATAAGAACCAAGCAATTCTGCTCTTGAATTTTGAAAACTTCCCCCACCTGAGCCTCCTCTAAAATATAATCCTTGTGCAACTTTCATTACGCAATTTCTCAAAATTGAACCACCCACATTTGGAGGGAATCCATTGTTGAATGTGCAATCAATGTATCTTCCATTTGTGGCAGTTCCTTGCTCTCCCAAATTGTCAATATTCCAACATACCGCATCTGAAGAACAACGCACCATAGTTGTTTGATTGCCTACGCCAAATGATCCCGGCCCAAAACATTTAATTGCACCAGCACCCATTGCAAAAATTACATCTTCAAAGTAATTTCCAGTGCCTCCAGAAAGCATTGATGTTCCACCAATGCCCCATGCAGTCAATGTTAGGTTAATCACACTAACGCCAGACGCTGATCCATATGTAAGAAGCAGCGCTGATTCTTTCCAGTTTCGCAAAATAACATCTGTATTTTTTCCTAATCCAACAATTTTCATGCCCGGAGGCAATGACGATGTTGGGTTACCATCATCTATTCCATTGTATTCATAGATTCCCGGCTCAACAAAAACAGTAAATGTTTTTTCTGCATTAATACGAGATGTTAAAAAATCATATAATCCATTGTAAATTGCATATTTACCAAAATTGCATCCTCTTGTAAATGCTACTCCATTTTTATATTCTCTATTAGAAATCTTGTTTTGAATACTTGTATAATTCGCAGTAATATCTACAAGTGTTCCACCTGTTTTTTCTGTATAAAGTTGAAATGTTTGATTATATTGATTTTGATTATCTTGAGCAGTAACTAAATTGCGAACATAATATCTTGTGTTTTCAGACAATCCAGAACCTCCAGTCAGTTCATAAACATAAACAAAATCATTTTCTTCAAACATCCTGTATACATATAAAACAGTTATAGTGTTTGTTGCTGCATCAGCAGAAAAAGTTATTCTTGGAGATGTATTGCATTTTACAGTCAAACTTTGCGACCAATTTGCATATTCAAATCTTTGAATTCCTCTTTCGTCAGTATTATTTTCTACAGTAGAAGATGTTTCTGAAGGCAGATTATTCATACTACAATTAGCATCAATAATATTATTTGTATATGTTAATTTAGTTGGGCTAAAAAACAATACCTCATCGATTGGCAACCCATCAACAGATTTAATTATATTATCAGTAAAATTTACATAATTAACATTTTGTGCTCTAACTACCCATCCACCAATAAAATTTTGATTACCAGAATTTCCGCTTCCATTTATGCCATATCCATAAAAAACATTATTTGAAATATTTAGTTCATTCAAAAATGGTCTTGCAGAAAGAATGCCAATCAATGCTCTAATGTTTGTTTTATTATTTTTGAAAAAATTATTTTTAATAATTGCTGTTCCACCAGTCCAACTATCTCCATAACAGGCTTGAGACATATTTTCAAAAGTGTTCCCTTCAACAATTAAAGTAGAAAATCCACTTCCTAAAATTACACCAAATCCATCCCGTATTGATGCTGATTGGCCTCTAAAAATGTTGTTTCTTACAACACATTTATTTGCTGTTTGCAATCCCCCACCAGTAGCAGATGTAATTGTATCAAAATTTATTGCAGCACCACCAATTGTTTCTGAAAGTTGAAATGTATTTCCATTATTAGTTGGATTAACAACAAAATATGTTTTGCCGACAATAAAAGGATTGCCGCCAACTAATGTTTTGAATACAAAAATATCATTTGCAACATACTTTTGTTGTTGACTTATTGTATTATTTGTTGCATCGGATGAAATTGCTCGCAAATCCTGTTGCCAAGTTGCAAGTCCGCCTCCAACTAAAACATATGTTGCGTATGCTTCTGTTTCCCCAACTCCATTAACAGGTTGTTCAATAACGCATTCTTCTACAAGAGCATTATCACCTTCACAAACGACAGGGAAACATTCTCTCCCTAATGACCCATCCCCACCAAAATTTATAACCCTACATCTTTTAATCGAGTTATTTTCTGTTCCACTAATATTAATCGCTTGACATTTTGAATTAATAATCCTTAAATTTTGCCAATTGCAATCAACAGTTAAATCTGATACAACGCATGATTTTTGGCGAGGCATTGTTATATACGGATCACCATCATTTCCATCTCTTCTACCATCAATTGAAATTAAATACCAATCAGCATTTATATTTGTTGAAGGCGCAAGTGTCCCAGTAATTATTGTTTTTCCTATGCCGTCACCAATAATAGAAATCCCTGATGGATAATATGGCGCATCTAAATAAGTAGAGTGTTGAATATTGTATTGACCAGACAAAAGCCTAACTGTTGAATAAGATGGAATAGCCAAAAACACAGACTTCCATTTTGCAGGAGTCGAGACATCAAATGGATTTGTAATTGTGCCATCACCAGCAATGCCATCTGTGCGAGGAGCAAGATAATATGTTACAACTCCAGCAGGATTAGAAAGATTAAGTTTACTTCTTGCAATATTTGCTGTTGCCGAGATGTCGGCATCGATGATTGCGCCGTTTTCAATTACATTTGAGGTGATACGAGTTAATGGCATAATTTTATTATTCTACGATTACGGATAGTTGGTCTTGGCAAATATCAACGAAAGTATCGCCGCCTGCCGTTCCATTTTGCACTGAAATACGAAGTTGGTTTACACCATTGCCTGTTCCTTGCGTTGGGCCAATTGTTAGCGTGTTTACAAGCACATTGTTGATCCAGACCTTAACATTTCCAAGCCCATCGGAATACGCTTTAAGATCAACTCGGTCAAATTGAGCAAATTGAGATGGGAATGTTCCAAGTGAAGCTGAAAGATTGCGTGTTGCTACTCCAGAAGGCGTATTAATTGTTTCAAGTTTGATTTGCCCTCCGCTGATCTCAAATCCTAATCCGCTAAAAGCAGCATTAGTTGGTGTCATTTGACCAACAGTAGTTGCTGCTCCATCATATCCTCCAAGTTGAATTCTAAATATGCCAGTATTCCCGAAAAATCCAATTTGAGCAGAGAAAATCAACCAAACAGGACGAGAAAAATCAACGCCACCAGCAAATGACCCTCTGCCAAATGCGATAAACCCCGGCACATTTGCTCGATACAATCCAGAACTTGATGCTGTTCCATTAGTATTCATTCTCCAACCAACAGGTTGTGGAGTTCCAGATGTGCTGCCTGTATATGTTGTTGATGATGATGCATTGCATGGCAGATTCCAAACTCCGCTTCCCAATGAAAGTGCAGTTGGGTTTGTGCCTTGGAAAATTGGATTTACTATTGTCGTAGTTGCCATAATTTAAAAAATATTAAGTGTTAAATGTCTAAATAAAATCCGCCATTCAAAATTGCAATTGAAGAAGTTGCTCCAGTAAATTGAATTAAATATGTTTTTTGATAAATGTTATTTGATGTCATATTTGAAAAATAAATACATTTTTCAAATGTAACACTACTATTCCAATTAGAAAAATCTCGTATAAAATTTGATGCTGTATTGTTATAAACTTTATTGAGCGGAGATGGGGTAACCCAACCATTGCCTCCTCCACCTTGATTTAAAATTGCCCAAAGAAAACTTGACCGAATCGAACCTTGTTCATATGGAGTCCAAGATAATATTACACCATTTAAATTAAATCCACCTCTTGTTGACCAATATGCATTAAATGAATTCCACCAACTTGGGTCTATTGTTACATTGTTTCCAGAAATTGCCGCTACAGGAAACCACCATGCTATTCCTCCGTAAAGAATTGATACAGTTCCAAGTCCGTTATTCATTCCAGTTGTATTGTTCACTGTCAATACATTTGACGAATTGCCAGAAATTGTTTTTGTTTGCTCAAATGAGTAATTTGCAGAAGCATTATTGTAAGAAACAGTTGGATTACCATTCACAACATTTATTGCAACTAATTGTTGAGTTGTTTTATGGCCTGTTACAGATGCGCTAAAATCACCAAATAATGTTTTTGCATTTTCGGCATTACAAAATATTGAATTATTTGAAATGACATCTTCTGGAAGGTTCCATTCTGAACTAATTCCTATTTGGCATCCAGAAATTGAGTTGTTGGTAATTTTTGTTTGACCCTGCAATGACCAAATTCCAGTAAATGAAGACAATGGAATATCATTAGGTCTAATATTATTAACATTAATCCCAATTATATTATTATCTATTTTATTGTCTGATATATTTATATTTGGCCTAAAGTAATAACAAGCAACCAAAATTGCAAGTGATCCAACAGACCAATTTGCAGGTTGATTTGGCGCAGTCCCGTAGTATTTACTTACTCCAATAATTTCGTTATTTGAAATATTTATGTAGTAATTATTTTTTTCTGTTTGATTTTTTAATGAAGTACTAACTTGAATTCCTTCAATTGCATTGTTTTTACAAACATTATTTGTAACTGTTTGAACGCTTTTTATTCCATTAGTTTCAGCATATCTTAAAGTTTCACCTGTTCTCAATGATTGAGCATATATCATCCCATCTGATGCTCTTTTTGACAAAGGATATGTAGAAGTCAATGGATTAACATTGGCGAATGTTGAATCGAGCAATCCATCGTAGTAGTTGTTTGTAAAATTCAAATCCCAAAAAGAACATAAAACTCCTACAAATGGGTGATCACCACCACCATTTGGTGCATCCCAGTTTCCACCAATAGACCAACTGCCATAAGTATAAATAAAATTACAACCAGAAATATCGCCTTTCAATCCGCTTGTTTCAATTCCATCATAGAAATCAATGAAATCTACATTTCTAACATAAAAATTTTTTAATGGAAATTGATATGGAGTATATGCTGGGCGATTTATATTAGTGATTCCAGTTGTGTGTTCTTGTATTGTATTATCAAGAATTCTAAATCCATGTGGATCACGCATTGTCAAATCAAACAATTCAAATGAAATCCAACTTGTTTTTATGAAGAAAATTCTAAAATCACTCGGATTCCGCAAGCTCAAAGTAGTGGCATTTTTGCCTTCTCCGTAAATTGAAACATCTTTTGTTATTTCAATACTTGACAAACGATATGTTCCCCTTGGGAAGTAAATAGCACTGCCAGCAGGCGCAGCAGTAATTGCGGCTTGAATCGCGGCAGTATCATCTGTAGTGCCATTACCAGTCGCTCCAAAATCTTTGACATTTATTACATCGGCAAATCGATCTTCAATCTGCCTACTGGTTGAAGTTCCGGTTGCGGTTGCCGTATAATTAGAAACATCAGTACTTGGAATTGCACCGCCAAGCGATATTATAGTAACAACAGAGCCGTTCGGGATTGGACTTGAAAAATTTATAGCAATAGGATTAGTATTGCTAATTGTAAAATTAATAGGATCTTGAACAACTCCATCTATATATACAAGATAGGAACTAGGAAGTAATCCAAAAGCATCGGGAAGATCATAAGATTGCGTTGTGCCATTTCCAGTATAAGACCACCTTAAGTACGGAGAGGTGACATTTGCTCCACCACCGGGGCGAACTAAAAAATGCGAATTAATACTTGCTAATGGCATAATGTTTTATCCTTTTATTTATTTATTTTAATTATCTTAAGAATTACTACACAAAAAACCAGAAATATTATTTTTTATTATATTAATATTCCGCTTCTTAATCTGTTAATTGATCTTCTCATTAAAGCCAATTCCATAAACTGGCATTCGTCTGGTCTGATCGACCATATTTCTCCAGATGGAGTTACGTTTCCATTCTGATCAACTGATTCGCCCCAACTGTCATAACAAAGCATACCAATATCAAATGCGTTTATTCCATGTTTATCAAATGCGTCATATATATTTTGAGCTATATGTCCAATGTGCCATCTGGCATTATCAGCACCTTTGGAATTAACTGCATCTTTAAATTTATATTTAACATAATCAACTTCTTGCCATGCATCCAGCCAAGAGTCTGGGATTTCTGATATTTCTGTTTTTAAATTTCTATCAGATGTTAAAATTGGAGCAACCCCAACGTAAAGATTATTCCAACCATTGGTTGCTAAACCAAGATTTCTAGCTGTTGTATTAGTTGTAACTGCGGGAGTAGCGTAAAAAGCGCCACTAGTCATTATATAAGCCGAAGTGCCCGCTGGAAAATTAAAATTTATACTATCTCCGGCTCCAAATGTTCCTATATTTGTAGCCCCCATCGAGAAAGCATTTAAAGCATTTCCATTAACTGAACCTCTAAATGTAGAAGCCGTTAATGTTGAAGTAGCTGGATTATAATTTAATGTGGTCGTACTATTATCGATAAATAATGCATTTCCACTAACCCCGGTAGTTTTTGAAAATGGCACAAAATAAGTTCCAACGCTATTATCCGAAGTCAAAGAAACGCCAGCTGCATTAGTTGCAGAAGCGGCATTTCCACTTAAATTGCCAAAAAACGTCTGCGAAGTTAAAATTCCACTATTTGGATTGTATGATAAATTTGAGTTTACATTTAATATCTGAAAACCACTTCCAGTAGCTACCGCAAAGGTAGGGTACATTTGTGCATTTAAATTAGTATTACCACTAGTAAATACGCCAGATGAATTAATCGAATTAGACGCAAATCCACTCAAATTACCTGAAAAAATATTACATTTTAGAATTTTAGTAGATGGATTATAACTAAAACCACTTTCCATTTGTAAATTTTTAAATTCAGAGGAAGTGCCTTGTACAAAAATAGGATATGTATCTACATTAGATATTACTCCAGTAACATATACTGGATTAATTTGCCCACTATATAAAACTCCACTTCCAGCGCCCCCGCCCACTCTTGGCACATCTATAAAAGTTTTAATACCGCTTATGGTTTGATTTCCAGTTGGAAGAACAAATCTATTAGGATTTATATCTGAATATTTGACAGTGATTCCAGATAAGTTATCAAAAGTAGAAATTGATGGAAAATATCCAGATCCATACTCTCCCACTAAACCAGAGAAATTTGCATCTATTTGCTTTAATTTAATTTTATTAATGCCCATATATTAATTATTTCTACTATGATAAAGAATTGCGGCAGATCTATTATCTAGTCCGTGGCAGGCGGCCAATTCGTCTATTTTATTATAAATTTCGGGATTTGATCTTGAAGGATCCTCAATATAAAAATTCAAAATTTCATTCCAGCTTTCCAACTCTTCATTTTGAGCAATTAAAATCGCAATATCAGAAACCACATTTAATTGTTCTTTATTTAATTTTTTAATATTAAATTTAGCTTTTAAAACAGATTCTATCTTCTTCTCGATAGACGTAAGAGAAGAAATTACTTTTTTCATTTTATCACAACTAAATTGACTACTAATGGCTTCTTCTTCCGAAGCTGAAACTTGTTTTCTTGGTACTTTTTGTTTTATTCCAGTGGTTCCAGATGGTCTTCCAGAATTTCCTGCAGGATTTTTACTTCCACCAGAACTCGCTGGCGCTCCAGCATCTTTTGGAGCACCAATCAATGGCTGGTAATACCCTTTTTCTCTTAAGTCTTTATATTTTTTCTGAGATTGGAGACTTTCTTCCGAGGTTGGCAATCTGCCAGTTTGAAAAACATCGAAACCTTCTTCTGGAGTTAATACGCCTAATTCTATAAGCCTAGAATAAACTCTACTCATCAGAACGTTATCTTCGAAATCCACATCTTCTAATTTAGGAGTTGGAATCTGCTTAAATCCAAGAGCTTTTCCAACCTCTTTCATTTCTGGAATTAAAAAATCTCTCAAAAATTTTTCTCTTCCGTATTTTAATCTTGCAAAGAATACCTTTACTTTAATGGATGTATTAGAAAACTTTTCTTCGCCAAAAAGAATACTATTCAATCCCATTCTTATATCATTATCTAATATTTCGTATTTTTTAGGATCAAGCAAATTGCCAATATCTGGTATAACAAATTTTGCATTAGTTGTATAATCAGCAACCAAAACCTTGCCCACACTTTGATTTTCAAAAAGCTTTCTCATTGAAACTAAATTCTGCGCGCTTGGCATGCCGACTTTTTCATCACCCATTGTTATCATTAATACCGCTTGCTGCACGGATCTTGCGATAGCTTGATCTATTTTTTTAAGCTCTAATTTAGAATTTATATCTTCTAGCACTGCAAATCCCATCGGTACAGAAAGTGGCTCATAATTTTGCTTTTTATAGAAAACTGCGACCAATCTATCCTTATCAAGTTCAAGTCCGACATTATTTAAACCAGAGGGCATGCTCTTAGATACCTTGCCCTTATTACGATCAATGATGTTTTTAATCTCGGGAATTTTTTCAGCGATTTGCCTATCAGATTCTGTTTTTGGATTGATTAAATTTTGCAATTCATAATCATTCAACATTTTTACATAAACATTATCTAAAAAAGACGACGATGTAATTATATTAATATCAGCGGGATTTAAAATTATATATTTTACAGGAATTGTCGAAGAATCATCTTGGGCTTTGGCATACTCAGTGCCGAAAGCCTCCTGTATTTTCATCATATTCTCCCTGCCAAAATCAGCCCTGAATTTATATATAAATATATTTCCACTTCTATAAAATTCTCTATAGAATTGATCTTGTAAATCCCAAGAATTTATTTTCTGCAACCATAAATCAAAAAATTTACGACTTTGCTCATTTCCTCCTGTTAAATAAATATCAGAAAGACTAAACTCAGTCATTAAATCTATAGTATTTCTAAATATTGGAACATTCCAATAGGCTTTCTGACAAAGTACTATGGTATCTTTCGCGGAAATATTAGAGTCATAATTTCCCTTACCAGTTCCATAAATAAATGGAACCACACCCTTCTCTAAATTTGAAAATCTATCTGTCTTTGTTATTGAGGAGGCAAGATTTCTTCTAGTTCCAGTTTCTCCATTTCTTTCACAAGACGATGCATTAGCTATACTTAAATTGTCATCAAGGCTAGCCATGACAGCTTCAGGCAATTCAATTCTTTCTTTTGCTTTAGAAAGTTTTGACGCCTGCGAATTAAACTGAGTGTCCTTTTCTACTTTTTGTCTAGCCATTAATTTTCCTTTATTTTAATTAATTAAATTATCAGCGATAATTATATTATTATATATTTCTACACGTTTTATAGAAAAAAAGGAGTAAAATTATATTTGGGCTTTTCGGCTTTGTCAGAATGAAGATCTAAATAAACTTTAACAGCCCAATTGCCAAGCATTAGAGCTGAATAATTATCTTTTCTTGGTTTGTTTGCAGTTGTCAATCTTCTTAAATGAGCTGGAAGATCAAAACTTTGAGTTCCACGGGCAGTCGAAGAAACCTGAATAAGAGCGCATTGATCTTTCGTGTCTTTTATTATAAAGTCTTGCTGCTCCATAAAGTCCCTCACTCCTAATTTTGCCCGTTCCAATGCATCTTCTGGCGCATCATCTATACCCTTTGGATATATATAGTCTATTGGTATATTTAAAGTAAACATTTGATTTACAATATCGGGATGAGCACATGAAGCGCTAGCAAACCAAAGCTTCTTGTGATCTATACAGCTTTGTAAATATCCATTGGCTCTCCCAATAAAAGATGATGTAAAATATTGTTTGATACATATCGATTTAGAATCTAAATTGTATTGAAATTTTGCTTCTTTCAGCATTTCATTATATTCATCTCCTTCTTTATCAGAGTTGAATTCAAAAAAACCAACTTTCATACCTTTCGCTTTAAAAATGGCAGATCCATTTGCCGCTTCAATAAATTGATCACCACCAGCATTATCGATAATGATAAGGTGAATATTAAAATGCGTCAAAAGATAATAAAAATATTTTATATGATCCTGTATGCTTGTGCCAGCTTTTTGATAACCATGAACATAAACAGAAGTTCCATCATCTTGGTTTATCTCAAGCACAGCCATAGCAAAATAATCAGAGCTTTTTGATGCACTAAAACTTGGGTCTATTGCCAGTACGTATTTCTTGTCTTTATCGCCAACTATCTTAGTTGTGGGATACTGCCCATTAGGAACAGTACATAGATTCATTTTTTTAGGTGAAAAATAACCATCTCCACCATCTACAAATCTGGCGCAATATTCTCGCAAAAAAGCAGAGTGACTAATACCCCCACTCTTAGCGAGTTGTATAACGCCCTGATCTATCATATGCTCTGGAAGCGACTCATAACTCATCTGAGAAACAAAATAAGTAGAGTTTTTCATCGCCTCCATTCTATCCTCTCCGACTTTTTCAGAATCAGTTAATATATTTGGATCCCTGATAATATCAGACCATATTGAATATAATTCAAATAAATATTCAAAAGTATAGCTGGCAGAACTCAATGTTATCATCTTGTTCATATTTTTGAATATGGTTCGATCTTTTTCCTCCATTCTTCCAGCTTTTATCATTTGATCCTCGATTTCCCTTACTCTAATTCTTTCAGCCACGTCCAATGGAGAACTCATAAAGGGCATCAAAACTCTTTCAACAATATCTTTTGGCATTAAAAGAAATTCATCAATGATTAGAACTGAAGCACGATAACCTCTAGTATTTTCCCCGCCAAGTGGAATAGCAGTAATAGAGCCGCCGTGAGGCAGTTGAACAGGGTAAACATACTCATCATTTCTTTTAACCGGATCTTTAAAACATTGCTTAGCCAAAGCGCCGTCTTTAGCATTAAGCATCTTATCTATTTCCATAAATAATCTGCGCGAAGTTCTGAAATTAGCCGACGCAATCAATATTTTAGTTCCAGGTTCGAATATACATTGTAAAATACAAAATACAGCAGCACAAAAACTTTTTGAAGCACCTCTACCCCATGTCAACATACTAAAATTCCTATTAAACATTGCCTTAATAGTTATTTCTTGATATTTTTCGAGCTTAATTCCAAGAAAAAGTTCGGTTGTTAATCCGATATTTGATTTTAAAAATTTTGCCAGTGTAATTCTCGCGGTTGGATCATCCATTTCGCCACGCATTTCCATTAACTGCTCATTGAAATGTTTTTCCGGAATTATAATGTCTTGATTTCCTACTTCCCACATAAGTTAAATAAGTTTATGCTCTATCAAATATTGAAAATCAACACTTTTTACCACATCAATATCCATACTTAGTATTTTTGGTATAATGTCGGAAGATTCTTTTCTTCCGCCAGAAAAACAGAATTGAACATTTTCTGGAAAATTTTTACATATTTCTCTAAATCTATGAAAAATAAAATCAGTAGAAGCCCTTGCAAATTTTCCCGTCCTAGAATAAGAAAACGATAAAAACTTATTAATATCGCACTCAGTAACAACAACTATATAGCCACCAGCTGATTTAGCCCTTTCAACCTCCCTATTAAATCTATCAAATCCAGATGATAAAGTAGAAACTAAATCATTTAATGACTTTCTCTCTACCGCTAATATTCCATCGCATGAATAATCTCCAAAGTCTAATTTTTCATTAATTATATCATAATTTGATAATTTTATTGGCTTTTGCTCCCTAGTATCAATAGTTATATTTTTCTTATAAATAAAATTAAAATTTAATTCATTTTTATTATAATTGTAACGCCTTTTCAACTGGGTGGAATCTATAAATTTATTAAGATCCTCAAAGAAGAATTGATAGGTTTTTATAGATGGTAAATATGATATAGTTCTCATCTCAGATGATGAGGGAAAATTGCATACACTTTTTAATTCGGAATGCGCAATAATTTTATACAATAGAAAATCTTTTGCTAATCCGTTTTTTTCAGCCTTAAGCCAAGTAAGCATATTCTTTTTATTTACGAAGTCAGTAAGCAGATATTGCTCAAAACTTTTGAATTCTATGATCTCTTTAGTCAACAAATCTTTCTTATTTAAATTGGACTTTAAATACTGATCTATTTTTAACCCATGAACATCTTTAATATGCTTAATAAATTCATCTTTATCTTTAGAAAAATATCCACATTTAGATTCATTACATTGAAAATCCATATATTAAGTATTAAATATTTCTTTTGGGTCTATCCCCCTGATTATAGCCTTGAACTCATCAACTGATGAAAGTTTTTCGACTTCTTCCTTAAGAGCCTCTCTTTGACGCTCTGCCAGAGCAATCATTCGCTCCCTATTTTCCTCTTGCTTCCATGCATATACTAAATTTAAAATAGAAGCATTTTCATTTCTTTTTTCTTCTATTCTTTTTGATCTATTAACAGTCAAACTTTTATATAACTTGTCCTGTCTAGAAATACATTGATTATATTCTGTCTGAGCATTATTAATAGCTTCGTTTAGGCTCATGCTTATTTTTTTGCCGTCCGATTCTGAAGCCATATCGTCCAGTGCGTGCCTTAAGTATTCTATTCTTCTTTGAATATCAGCGGCTATCACAACCTCATTTGACAAAGTTATGAATTGATCAAGTTCTTCTTGAGTTAAATCGTCCTTGTCGTGCGTATAACGTATAAAAGCGTCTTCAAACAACTCTCTATCCTCAAGCCGCGAATAACTATTAATTTGATAAAGAAATCTAAATATTTTTAAATATGAAAATAACGATTCAACGCATTTTATCTGCGCGCGTTTTAAAGTTTCCTCTTTCCATCCATAATTTAAATATTTATTTATTCTAGCTATAGCTTGTATAATTGTTGCTGGCGACTTATATTGTTCGCTAGCTATTTCCGGTCGCTTCATATTTGAAGGACTATATACTATAGATTCAAATTCCCCAGAATCAGAAATTCTAAGATTTTTTTTGTCTTCTTGGTCGTTCAAAAATTTAACATATTCATGCACAGCTCTATGCTCCTGATGCAGGGCGCTGATTGAATCATCTTCAAATAATTTTCGCGTAAAAATTAATGTAGTAAATCCATCCTGCTTAAAAGCCGATTTTATTTTGTCTTTTTGTTCTTCCGAAAGTATATATGGATCAACTTTTTGTATGACATTGACTCTTACTTTACCTATTTGAAACTGAGCTATATATTCTTTAATTGCTCTTCCCTCTTTGCTTCTTCCATCTATTAAATTATTATTAAAAACGCTCCTGGTAAGTTCTGATAAATTTGGCGAAGCATTATTTTCAAATGCTTTCCTTATTAAATCCTGCTGCTCCTCAGTGAGCTGAATCGGCTTATCTTCTTCGTTCATTTTTTTTTAAAGATGTAAAATCACCTGTTTTGCTATTTTATATATCTTGTTTTTTATTTTTTTAATTTGCTTATATCCCGGCGACCTATTTTTTTCACTAGTTTTATAACCCATTAATTTAGCAGTTTCTATTTCGTCTTTGTTTTCAACGTATAAATAATTATATACCTTCCATTCAACGTTAGTAACTTTTTGCTTTATAATTTCATGAAATTTTTTTATTTTGCTGTCGTAATCTATATAGGAAGACTGATTGTCCATTATATCAAAAATAGAAAAATTAGATCCATCATTTTTATTTCCGTAGGATTCGTGCATGCTAATTGGCAATTTTATATCACAAGCATTTTTTTTGCTAGATTCCCACTTTGCATAAATTTCACACTCTGAATTTTGAGTATCATATAAAGCGCATAAATTACCGCCCTGATTATGCGGGCATTGCAAGCAAGGTTTTGAAAATGAAGAATAATTATTTCTAATTAAATTCGTCATTTGATTTGTTATGATAGTATTTAGCCATGGTCTTAATGGTCTTAAATTATCCCATTGATCCCATTTATTAAAAATATGTAATCTTATTTTTTGACAAACATCATCGAAATCCATCCAGGCAATAGCATTCAACCTCCATCTGGCTTTTCTTTTTGACAATTCTTCATCTACAATGTATAAACAATTTTCAAATTCTGGTCTATTTTTCCCAAATTCATTTTCATCAAGCATATTTTTTTAATCTATTTCAATTGTTCTCGACTTACTTGACGCCTCTATCCTTAACTCCTCCAATATTTGCTGATCTGTTTTTCTAGGCGAATTATCATTCATTTTAAATTCATCTCCAGCGAATGCAGAACCAGAAGAAGCACCCTCCATTAATTGTCCGAATGAAACGCCTTTATTGCGCAAATCCTTTTCAATACTGACGCCGTTTTTTATTTTTTTTCTTTTGAAATTATCTATATGCCTTTGAGTATCGTCATAATCTTCGTCATCGTATTGCTCTTCTTCGTCTTCATTATTTTCATAATTTTTAATATTTTTCGAAGAAAATTTATTTTTATTCAGTTTATCTTTACCATTTTTAAACTCTTCTAATTGTAATTCTAATTCCTTAATTCTATCTGCATCATTATTTTTAACAGAATCTACTGTTTGAGTTTTTCCCAACACTAATCCTATTTGCTTTCCACATTCGGGACAGAATTTAGGCTTGGAAAATTTATATTCAATTTTTGCAAAACATTGTTGACAAAATAATTTCATAATATATATAAACTGATTAATTATTAATATTATAATAAAAAAAAATAAATAATCAACTATTTATCTAAAAGTGATTTTTTAAATGTAATAATAAAAGGTATGACGCTTGAAAAATTATTAAAAAATACTATGGTTCAGCCATTTATAAAAATGATTGAAGATCATTTGAAAAAACATGGCGGCAAAATAATTTTCAAAAATCCAGGAGTTGGACAGCGCGATTTAGACGGAGAGTTTTCTGAATTCAGCATGATCATAAAGTGTTATTTAGATTCTTCTTCTAATTATTGGATGGGCGTATTAGCCCATGAATACGCACATTTTTTACAATGCATAAACGAAAGCGAATATTGGACAAATTTTCAAAATGAAGTATCTACCATAAAGGATTTAGATGTTATTTTTAAAAATAGAAAACAAAAATTGAAAATAAGCAAAGTCAAACGCGCCCAATTAATATATCACATAATAAGAATGGAACTTGACTGCGATAAAATGGCAATTAAATTAATAAATAAATGGAAGCTGCCGGTTGACAAAAAAGAGTATGTAGTAAAAGCCAATATAGTATTATATAAATACCTATACTGGGCTGAGTATGGATTCTGGCCTAGCATAACATGCAAAAAAACAAATAAAACAACAGATTGGCGAGAATTAAAGTTATGCAGATTAATGTCAGAAGATAAATATAAAAATATAGAAGATATTCCGAAAAAATTATTTTTCATTTTTCAAGAAAACAAACTATAGTTTAATATCTTGGATTGTATTTACTATTTGATAATTTTTAATGCAGCCAGACTCCCCCTGACTATCCGTCCCATGTCTTTCTATAAAAGTAGCTAGCCTATCATATGCAGCATAATACTCAATGTCCTGCTGTATCATATATAATTTGCTATCCAATTGAATATCCATTGGAAAAATCAAATCTAAAAGTTTTTTTGCGCCTTTCGGCGAAAGTATATATCCATGAGGTCCACAAAATTGACCCCTAGGAATAAATAATTTTTTAGAATATGGTATTTTTTCGTATGGAGTGTCGAAATAGCCAAGATAACAAAAATCGAACGTGTTCGGCAATTCATTTAAAATTTCATTTATTTCAATGTCAAAATTTAAATTTACATCAACATCATCATCCATTACGAAAATATTTTTATTTTCCGATAATGCATATTCAAATATCTTAGTATGAGTTAAGTAAAATCCTAATGCGCCAGGCGTCAAACTTAAGCCCCAACTCGTAGGAAAATCAGATAAAATATCTTCATATGCCTTTTTCGTGAGGATTTTTCTCGGTATCCAGTCTGGATTGACGCTTCTTCCATCCACTGCTGTCCATTTTTTTATATTCTCTTTCAATATTTTACTTTTATAAATTTCATTAGTTATAAAAGCCAATCGATCTTTCCTTCTATCGAGGTTTACAAAAAAATATTCGTCAATATTTATTTTATTATAATCTTTTGTACTTTCGTTATTCATATATTGTTATATTTATAAGAACACTGGTTCCCTTTCTGCTGGTTGCTTGCTATCGCTGTCGCCATTTGGATTTTTAATTAATCCCGTCTTTTCCATCACAAATCTTAGCAACCCAGATCTCGCAATGTCAGAAGATAAATATAAAAGCGTAGACGATATACCCAAAAAATTATTTTATATTTTTCAAGAAAATTAATTTATATTTTTTAATTTTATTATTATTACGCGCTTAACGGTCGCCCAAGTATTGTATTAATTTTCATATACCCAATAATTGTTTTCTATAATTTTAAATTGGTCGCCAAATGTCTCATTAACTGCTTGACTTACTCCAGTCCATGACATGTCGTCCCCGAACATAATACCACCTCTTTTTAATACTTTTTTGTAATTTTCAATATCGCATTTTACATCCTCATATTCATGTGAGGCATCAATGTAAATTAAATCAGCCAAAATATTATCATTTTGCAAAACTTTATAAGCTATATTCGATGGAAGAGGCAATGGCAAAATATAATCTTGCAAATTGTTATGAATCACGTTTGATAAAAACTGATAATATATTTGCGGATACCCATTTTTAAGCATCAAATCTCTTTCTTCAGTGTGGGCATAATTAGTCCAAAATTCTAAAGCTCCCAGCCAAGTGTCCACACAATAAATTTTGCAATTTAAATTTAATTCCTTTAATACGTTACCCATTTTTATCGCGGAAGCCCCCTTCCAAGTTCCCACTTCTATTATTATTGATGGATTCGTTCGTATTATCAAATCCCTAAATACATTGGAATTACTATTCCAGCCCCTGCTATCTTCCGCTATTGGCAAAAAATCATCGTATATTTTTTTATTTATTTTATTTATTTTATTCATTTCTATTCTTTTATAAACATGGATTCTTTTCTTGTTATTTCTTTATTATTAGGATTTTTAATCAACCCGGTCTTCTCCATTACAAATCTAAGCAAGCCAGATCTTACTATATCTGTATACTCTCTTAATTCAAAGCAGTGAATGCCGAAATCTTTACTTTCTTGGTCGTTAAACAAGTCAAACAT